GTACGAGGATATAATTGTTGATAATATCTTAATATTAATTCATCAGCTACAAATATGACATTAATAAAAGCACAAAATATGCTTACAGTTTTCGGGAATAATGATGTTCCTGATGACAACCAAAGGTACTGGGCAGTTGGTCCTGAGCAATGGGGAGACTTGATGGGTATCCAGCAATTCGCTTCTCAAGACTATATCGGACCTTCTGGTTTACCATTCTTAAGTGGTGAGCAAACTGCGAAACGATGGATGGGATTCTTAATGTTTTCTCATTCTGGTCTAACTACTGATACTGACAGACAAACTCTTGCTTGGCATAAGTCTGCTTGTGGTCTAGGTATTGGATCAGATGTAAAAACTGAAATTAATTATATCCCTGAAAAAGTTTCACATTTAATCACTTCAATGTTAAGTTTGGGATCAGTGTTAATTGACGGTGACGGAGCTAGAGTACAGCTCTGTGCAGAATAGGAGATTAATATGGCTTACTCAACTGATAATCCTTTAAGGAAAATCGCTGAAGGTGGTATTAACTCTGTTTGGCTTTATGTTGATGGCGATGCTGTTGGCACTATCGCTGGTTCTGGTTACTTTAACAGTTCTTATGAAAACTTAAAGGAAAACGATGTTATCCTTTGTGTTGGAGCTGCTGGAGGAACAGAAACAGTAGATTTGCTAGTAGTTACTTCAGCAACTGGAGCAACAACTGTCACTACCACTAACGGTACTTAATTAAAAATATATATGGGGGGATTTTCCCCCCGTATTAAAAAATATTATGGCAGTAACTAAAGTAGACATAGCATCAAGAGCTTTAATAATGATAGGAGCTTCTCCTATATCATCATTTTCTGATGATAATACGGAAGGATTAGTTACTAACAATATTTATGAAGAAATTGTAGAAGCAACACTTACAAGACACAGATGGGGTTTTGCAAGTGGTCAAAAACAATTATCTCTTTTATCTGATGCTCCTGTTGGAAGATTTGAATATGCATATCAAATGCCTGCCGATCCAGCAGTTTTACAAATAATTACAGTTACTTCTAACGATACAGTTTTACGATACGAAAGATATGAAGATAAAATTTATCTTGATGGATATGGTTCTAATTCAACTGTTATTATGGATTATATTTTTAGACAAGACGAAAGTAAATTTCCTCCCTATTTCCGTCTTGCCTTAGAATATAAACTAGCAAGTATTTATGCTGGAGCTGTTGCTAGAGATGCTGGTATGATAAAAGAATTTAATGAATTATCAGAAAGACAATTATTAATTGCTAGAAATTCTGAATCTCAAGAAACAACATCCAATCAACTTGCTACTAATCGTTTTGTTGAAAATAGACGATCAACTAGAACAAGTGGTTTTGGATTAAATGGCTAGACAAATACGAACTATACTTACCAACTTTTCTGCTGGTGAACTTAATCCTTTATTAACAGCTCGTACAGATGCAAAAGCATATTTTGATGGAGCAAAACAATGTAGAAATTGGTATCTACTTGATGAAGGTGGTGTTATGCGTAGACCGGGAACTACATACACAGCTTCTTTTGGAACAAGAGAAACAAGAATAGTACCATTTATTTTTTCTAATGATGAAGTGGCAATATTTGCTTTATCTAATAATAGATTAGATGTTTATAATTCTTCAGGAACTTCTGTTCAAGCTAATATAACTTCTAATTGTAATTGGGCAACTTCTGAATTATTTGAATTAAATTTTGCTCAATTTGGAGATACAGTTATTGTATGTCATAGAGATAATGAAATAAGAAAAATTAATAGAGCTAGTGCTACAAGTTTTTCTGTTTCAGAAATTACATTTTCTACTCATTCTTCTGGTTATCCAAGATATCAACCATATTATAAATATGAAAATAGTGCAGTAACTTTAACACCAGCAGCTACTTCAGGTACTGGTGTAAACATTACTGCTTCAAGTGCTATATTTGATTCAGATGCTAACTGGGTAGGTAAAACACTTCGTATTGGTGGTAAAGAATTAGATATAACTGGAAGAACAAATACAACTGTTGCTGTTGCAACTATTAGAGAAACTTTAGCTGGAACTGGAGCTAATGCAGATTGGGATGAACAACTATGGTCAACTCATAGAGGATTTCCCCAAGCTGTATCTTTCCATGATAATAGATTGTGGTTTGGTGGTAATCCATCTAAACCATCTTCTGTTGTTGCTAGTCAAGTAGGGGAATACTTCAACTTTGATGTTGGAAGTGGGAATGCGAATGAAGCAATAGATGTTGCCATCGCAGGTGATCGGGTAAACGAAGTTAGACATTTTATTTCTTCAAGAAATTTACAAGTCTTTACTGATGGTGGTGAATATTTTGTTCCTACTTCTTCAGATATATCTGCAATTACTCCAAGTAATATTGCATTTAGACGACAAACTCCTTTTGGAGCAAGTAGAGCTAACCCAGTAGTATTTGATGGAGCTACTGTATTTTCTCAAAAGAATGGTAAAGCAATTAGAGAATATTTATTTTCTGATACTCAAGCAGCATATACTTCTAATTCTATTTCTGTATTATCTTCTCAATTAATTGATTCACCAAAACAAATAGCAATGATAGGTGGAAGTTTAAGTAGACCAGAACAATTTGCTTTCTTTGTTAATAGTGGAACAACACATAATGGAAAGATTGCAGTCTTTCACAGTATTCGTGATGAAAAAATAGCTGGATGGTCAATGTATGAAACTAGAAGTGGAGATTTTTTTCA